CAAGCGGTGAGCAGCTCGCAATGCAGACCGAAACCGACCGTGACATCCTCGCCAAGAGCGATGCCATGTCGATCGACCTGCACTACTGCTACCACCCCGTTGGCGCCAAATGGACCACTGGAACCACCAACCCGACCCGCGCTCAACTGGAAACCGTCGGCAACTGGTCGAAGGTGTACGAGCTGAAAAACCTCGGCATCGTGCGCGCCACCAACACCTCCAACTTTGATTGAGGTAACTAACCATGGCACAACCTTCCCAGTTTGAACTGTCCACAGAGCAGTACATCGTTGCTCACCACTACATCGCCTCCTCGGTGGCTGATGTCCAGTTCTTCACCGCTCCGGTGAAGTGCCAAGTGGTCGCCGTCAGCGAGGTGCATGCCACCGCCGGTAGTGACGGCTCTGCTGTTTCTGGCACGATCCGTCGTTGCCAAGGCACCGAGGCTGCCACTGCTGGTGATGACCTGCTCAGCGCTACGATCAACTTCAAGGGTACTGCTCTGACCGAGCAAACTCCTGCTCTGACCAGCACCACCGCCAACCTGACCCTGGAGGCTGGCGATCGTCTGTCTCTGGACGTTACCGGCACCACCACCGCTCTGGCTGGTGTGATTATCACCGTGCTTCTTGAGCGCGTCTGATGGGGCTGTTCGCTTTCCGGCGACTGCGTGAAAAGGAGGCTGCCTCTGCGGAGGTGGCCTCTCTTTCTATGCCAGAGCCAACTCCTACACTGGATTTAACGGAGCCTGACGATGGCAATCACAATCGTGGCCACGCCAGGCGCGGCCGACGCAAACAGTTACCTGACGTTGGCAGCAGCGCAGGCGATCATTGACGGTTTTGTGCAGGATGCTGATGTGACCGCATGGGCATCGGCTACCACTGACCAGAAGAACCGGGCGCTGTTTACCGCGACGCAACGGCTAGACCGCGAGCGGTTCCTTGGTGCACGAGCGACTGATACGCAGGCACTGCAGTGGCCACGCACTGGTGTGCGCAAGCCTGACACCTATATCAACACCTACGCGGTTGGGTTCCCGTTCCGCATCACGACGGATTACTTTACTGACACCGAGATCCCAACGCAGGTGCAATATGCGCAGGTCGTGCTGGCAACGTACCTGCACAACAACCCTGATGGGCTTGGGCTGAGCGGACTGGAAGATTACAAGAATGTCAAGATTGGCAGCCTTGACGTGACACCCAACCTTGGCTATGGCGCCGTTGGTGCGGACAAGGTGCCGCCGATTATGGAGCGTTACCTGACTGGCCTTAGAATTAGCGGACCGGGTAACGTTTCAATCCGCCGGAGCTGACCATGAACGACTACAGCATTGGCTTTGAGTACATCACCGACACGGCTGCACACACCGGCAGGTTTTATAGGCTCTACGCCGTTGCCGATGCTGTGATCAGCACGGCTACGGTGCAGAACGCAACTGGCAACGCTTTTACGTCGGTCCCGCTTGGCAAGGGCGATTTCATCGACGGCGTGTTTACCAGCGTCACGCTGGCCAGCGGCAAAGTCGTCGCTTATAGGATCTGATGGCACTTGCTAGCCCGCTACGGAAGGTTGCCAGCAAGCTGATGGCACGCTTTGGCGGTGTTGCAACGTTCCGCAGTGTGACCGCTGGCGCATATAACACCACCACAGGCGCATCGGCCGAGACAACCACAGACACCACAGTGCGTGGCGTACTGGAAGACGTGCGCCGCAGCGAGGTCAACGACCTGGTGCAGCAAGGCGACAAGCGGCTAATCATTGCAGCGGCTGATGTGGCAAGTGCACCGACGACAGCCGATCGTGTCATCATCAGCAACCGCAGCCTGCAAATTATTGAGGTGCGCACGATTGAGCAGGATAATACCGCCATCACCTACGAGTTAATCCTGAGAGACTGATGGCACGCACCATACGCATTGCAGACATTGGCGACTATGCCAGCCAGCAGTATGAAAAGCTGCTGCGTTCTGCGGTGTTTGAAACAGAATTGCGGTTGAAAATGGCCAGCCCAGTTGACACTGGTAGATTCCGCGCTAGTTGGGCAACTGGTGAAAATACTGCTGGCAACTATGACGGCGCTGAACAACAGCCAGCAACCGGAGCATGGCGAGAATCAACTAAGCCCCCAAGAGACCCATCGCTTGAGCGCAGAATTAGCATTGGCTATGAACATGGTCAAGAGCGCATGGGTAACGTCTATAGCGTGCATAATAATCTGCCCTATGCAGAACGGCTTGCCACTGGATGGTCCAAACAGACTACCAATGCCCCTGGTGGCCAAGCAGGCTGGGTCCAAGGCATTGCCAAGGATATCCAAGGTTTCGTCAGGGCAAACGCAGACCGCATCGGCAGGGAATCATGAGCAGCACCTATAACGACGTCCGCGCTGCCATTGAAGGCCGCATCGCCACTGAGATGGCCATCGCACCGGCATACCCGGTCAGCTACCAGAACGTCCCGTTCAGCCCGCCCAACAACACACCATGGCTGCAGGCGTTCATCCGCTTTGGCGACAACGCTTATGCAACGCTGCTGCCTACTGGTGGCGTTGGTTTCAACCGGCAGAATGGTACGCTGGTCGTGAACGTGTTCACGCCGGTCGGGCTTGGTGCTGGCGCTAATTTCACCATTGCCGAGCGCGTCAAGGACTTGTTTGACCGTAAGACGGTGTCAGCAATCAACTTTGACGCAGCATCGGGCCCGGCGCAGGTAACGCCAGCATCGCCTGAGCCGTATTACCAGACGCAAATAACCATAACGTTTGAAGCGTATGTAGACTGACGCCAGCCAACTACCGCATCAGCAATGGCCACCGTTCTGTCCGGTACGTCCGGCGCCCTTTACTACACACCCGCAGGCACCAGCGTTACCACGCTTGCTGCAGGTGCATTCCCGTCAAGCGGTTCCAACATCACCGTTGGCACCTACCTGGGCTTTAAGGTCAACGACCCCGTGACCCTGGCCTACCCCGCTGGCGCTACCACCACCAACGCCATTGCCGCTGGTGCTTACTTCGTTAAGACCTACGTTGCTAGCACCGGCATCATGACCATCAGCAGCACTGCTGGTGGCGCCGCTGCAAGTGCCACTGCATCCCCCAGTGGCTTTGGCGCTAACTTTGCCAGCATCACCTACACCGCTCCCGCTGCGGTTGGCGAAGTGCGGGAATGGAGTTTTGAAATTACCCGTGAAGAAATTGACGTGACGACCATTGGCCAAGAGATTGGTCAATACGCTCCGTTCCGTTCTTACATCACCGGCTTTGCTGATGGTTCTGGAACTGCAACGGTTTACACAACCGATGACGACACAAATCTGGCCAGCCGGATGATCGAGGACGTTATCCAGCGCGAACAAGCTGGCGCCAAAATGAAACTTTATATCGACCGCGTGATCGCCAGTGGCACCGTCAACGAGACCACCAGCCGGTCAATCCTGGTTCCTGTCATCCTGACATCAGCCAGTCTGACGGCTAATCCTGATGACGCGCAAAGCGTAGAAATTGCTTTCCGCCCATCGGCAGCGCCAACATTTGACCTGAGCAAGTCTTGATTTTCAACTGCCCTAGTCTTGCGCTGGGGCTTTTTTATGCCTAGATTGCATTCACACATCTAAGTCATATGGCCATCAACCAGCCCGCTCGCGCACTTGACCGGCTAAAAAAAGCAGCCAACCTGACGCCTATCAAGCGCACCGTTACCCTTAACGACGGTAGCGTGTTTGACTTTTACGCAACGCCACTGACCATGGCAGAGCGTGAACGGGCGCAGAAGATGCCTGGCGGTGATGATGCCAATGGCTTTGCGTTGAACCTGCTGATTACCAAAGCAGTGGACGACGCAGGCCAGCGGCTGTTCCAAGCTGGCGAAATCGCTGAGCTGAAGAACGAAGTGCTGGACAGTGACCTGCAAGCCATGATGCTTGCAATCATCACCAGCCCGGAGGACACCGAACAGGTGGACATGAAAAGCGCTAAAGGCAGAGCTAAAGCGTGACAACCTGCTGATGCTGCAACTGGGTGTGGCCAAAGAGCTTGGCTACACCCTTACGCGGCTTAAATCTGAGCTGACCATGGAAGAGCTACTTCTGTGGTCGGCTTATTTTGATGTGCTCAACGAGGAGCAAGAACGTAGAATGAAGCAACGCCGTCGATAAGCCGTGTCTGTCGTAGCAAACGTTGCCATTAACGTTGACAGTCGCGGCGCTGTTGGCAAGCTGCGTGACGTACAGAATCAAGCGCAAGCAACTGAACGCGCTTTTGGCGGGCTTGGTGCAGCGGTTGGCAAGCTAGCTGCTGCATTTGGCGGCATTCAAACGGCAAGGTTTGTTTTTGCTAAGACGGCAGAGATTGAAAGCCAAACCCGCAGTTTGCAGGTACTGACCGGCAGCGCGCAAAAAGCAAAGCAAATTGTTGAAGAGCTGCAGCAGCTTGGTGCTGTTACACCATTCACCAGCACTGAGCTGATTGATGCAGCAAAACGGCTGCAGGCATTTGGTGTTGAAGCTAACAACGTCGTAGAGACAACCCGCAGACTTGCCGACGCATCTGGCGCCACTGGCGCGGAGCTGCAAGGCTTGGTGACGGCTTACGGCCAAGTGCAAGCCAAAGGTCGGCTGCAGGGTGAAGAGCTGCTGCAGTTCCAAGAGCGTGGCATCGCGCTGCAGGAAGAGCTGCGCAAGATGTACGGCATGACCGGCGAGGAGTTCCAAAAGGCACTTAGCAAAGGTCAAGTTAGCGCCAAAGCCGTTGAGGTGGCACTGCAACGGCTGACTAGTGCCGGTGGTAAATACGCCAATGGTGCCATTGCGCAGAGTGATACGCTCAACGGCAAGCTGTCAACGCTGCAGGATGGTGTTGACGCACTGGCTAGGCGTATCGGCCAAGTGCTGACGCCAGCGTTGAAGGCAATTTTCAATCAGGCGATTGCAGTTGTTGATGCAATCAATGCTGCATTGGCAGCAGGTAGGGGTGGCGGCCTTACTCGTAATGTTGCAGGTGCTCGGCAATTTCTAAACATTGGCGCCACGTCGCAAGCGGTTGATAATATCGCTAAAGGTATTAGCCAAGTTGGTTCACAGAAAAACAAAACAGGCATCAACCAAAACCTGCAAGCGTTGCAGCAATACCAAAGACTGCTGCAAAGCGTTGGACCAAGTGACCCAAACGCAAATAGAGCTGTTCAACTGCAAGGTGTAATCCTGCAAAAAATCAACGAGAATATCGCGGCGCAAAAAAGACTGCAAACAGGCACGCAGCAAACAAATAAATTGTTTAC